ATGGTGGTTCCACGCCGCAACAGGCAGGATTAGCCTCGAGAGGCAGCCGAGGGAGGAAGGATGGCGTCACGTCATCACCACCTGGGCCCCCACGTCGGGACAATCCACCGATGCAGTTCAATACTCCGCGCAAGCGCGGACGAACTGCCTCGAAGGCGGCACGCCCCAAAGGCGGCCGCAGCGGCGGAGATGAAGCTCTTGCCGCAGCTGCGAAAGACGCAACCTCACAGGCCGCTGGTCTGAGGGATGCGCTCCGCGAGCAGGCGAATGAGACACGCGAGGCCTACTTGGTCAATCGCGATCTCAAATACGACCTAACATGTGTCCGAGAGGACCTTAAACAGGCCCAGAAAATTCTGGGGCAGCGTAAGAGCGCCGTCGATTTGCACCACGAGCAAAAACGGAAGACGTTCCACTGCGAATGGCAAGACGAAACAGAGGCTTCCACCTTGAGCTTTGTGCTCCTGGTAGTTTGTTGCCCTGCGATTTTCGTCATGTTGGCGTTTTATCTCGATCAGTTCGAGAGCCTGTTGTGTTGGCCATGGATGATTGCCAGCATGATCTATCAGGTCGCCGCGGTGTTTGCCGACCGCTACATCTGTGCCAAGCGCGGGCGCAGAGCAGTATTTTGCGAGCGCGTCACCCACAGTTACACGTCAATGACCACCCAGGATTGGGATGAGGCAGATAGGAGAGCCGACTCCATGTCTCTACGTGAACTTAAACATGTCGATGCCCAGTATAGCGTAATTGCATACCGAAAGACTTTAAATGGCGTCCTTTTAAATACTGACAAGTTTGGGAAGCGCACTTATGCCCCCAATCTTCTCCTCATTTCTCATGAGTTGTTAGCACAATTAACTACCCCGAATGTTATGCTAACGGACGAGCTTCTTGTCGTCAGAGATAGACTTGCAGCTTCGGTAAAGACCATACACACCGTGAACATCGATAAAGAGCTCTATCAGCACGGTGAAGATGTGGCTAGGAACACCTTGTTGGTGGCGGAAGGACTCTGGATGCAGATCCAGCAGACCCGCCCACAGGGTTTCTAATGCGCTCCAGCATGATAGGAGGGCAGAGGTTGTACACCCGTGGATATAGGTACCGCGAGAATTCGATGGATCCTATCAAGGCGACTAAAGAGTCGGCGGCAGTATCACGGCCGCGTGAGGTAGCTTTGGGAAAGCGCCCTGTAGTCCAGGTCTCAATGGGGCCTGCGGTGGTTGGAGCGGTTCGCCCACACCCAGATCCCCTGGACCCAGATACAACCATTGCTGGAGTTAAGCATAGGTTTCTTAAGAAACCGCCCACACCTGAAGCGTCGCTTCTGAAGAAGTTCAGATTGTACGTCAGGCGTGCATGCCGCAAGGAATTTACCCCCCTTCCTTCCGATGCAGATGTGAGCGTTGAGCAATGGCTAAGCCACACTGATTACCCCGATTGGAGACGACAAGAGCTCCGAGTCCAATGGGATGGCGTTGCGAGTATGTGGGACCCAGATAAGTCACACCGCTACTTCCGATGCAGTTCCTTCATGAAAGATGAGGATTATCCAACCTACAAGCACGCGCGGGCTATCAACTCCCGATCTGATGCGTTTAAATGTGCTGTGGGGCCTATCTTTAAGCTGATAGAAGAGCAAGTGTATCGACACAAAGCCTTTATCAAGCATGTTCCTGTTTCCGAGAGACCTGATTACATAATGTCTTATCTGAACCGTGATGGAGCTAAATACGTGGCCACAGACTATACGGCTTTTGAAAGTCTGTTTGTCCTCGAGTTGATGGAAGCCTGCGAGTTCGAGCTATACTCGTACATGACTCAACATCTCCCCGCTGGGGGGGAATTCATGCGCCTGGTACGTGAAGTGCTGGGCGGGCGCAATTTGTGTGTCTTTAAGGACTTCAAAGTGATGGTTAATGCCACTAGAATGTCCGGCGAAATGTGCACCTCGCTAGGCA